CGGGCACGATGTTTTCTTTGATGTAAATGTCAGAAGCCGCAATAATAGGCGCAGCAACTTGAGCGATCTGTCCCGCCGTTTGAAGCATACTTGGCCCAGGCGTTGTATTGACGCTTGACGATCCGTAGTTGCCTGAGATCGTGTTCATGTACTGATTCAGCGCGTTGTACGGAGCCTCGGCCTGATAAGCGTATCGAGCCATATCCGCGTCCATTTGAGCCTGTGTTAGAGCTTGCCTACGATCACCGACTTGACCCATCGCGTTATACATCGAGAGAGGTGCGCCCATGATTGAGGGGTAAAGACTGCCTGATTGCATAGCGCGGTTCTGCGCTTGGTTATAGGCGTTGGTGTACATATCAGCAAGAGGTTTTGTTAGGCCGGAAGTGACGGCACTAGAGATTGCGCGGTTGTTCACCAAATCGCCACGACTTGAGCCTCCAGGCTGAAAGCGAACCTGATTCTGTCGTAGGCCAGGAAGGATGTTTTTCTGAAGATTTGAGGTGACTGTATCCGTAAGGGAAGAAGCAAGCGGATTGTAAGCACTCGGATCGACTTGCCCACTTAATCCTTGGATGAGACTTGCCTCTGCTGCTGACTGCTGTCCCGCAGCTCTTGGACCCATCGCATAACCAAGCGTTGCCTGTTGTGCAGCAGACTGCGCTGGATCAAACCCGGCAATGGTTTCGCCAGGATAGTAATCAGGAACGCCTTGATTGTATAAATTTTTCGCTTGCTCAAAGCCACCCGTTAGATAGCCTTGCTGTTCCTTCCACGGCCCTGTTTGGCTCGTTGTAACTGATGTTCCACCTTTCATGATTCAGGATCCTCTTCTTCGACCTCGATGACTTCCACTGGAATATTTGGGGGGTTGTATCCGGGAGATTTAACGCCCATCTGAATTGGCCGGTACGTCCAGAGATCATCTGGGACAAACGCTTGCTGATACTCCGTAGTCCAAGGCTGATACAGCAGCCCTCCAATGTTTTGCGGCATTGGTGTTTGTGGCGGTGCGTCTGGATCGCCTGGAAACCGTGACTGTCCGTAGACGGCGGGAGCGCCGCCAGAAAACGGAGAATTCGGAGCCATGTAAGCCGAAAAATCTTGTGCGGCTGGGGCTTGGTACTCGGCAGCCAGCATCGGCGCATAGTCATTTCGAAAAGGATACGGGCCAACATTCATGCCAGGGTCGAGCAAGGGGCCGACACGACCACTTCCTCCACCACCGCTACTAGGAACATAAGTGTTGGAAGACTGAGACGGTGTGCTTGTTTTTGTGGCGTCTTGGTACAAATCGTCAGGGATCGTAAAAATCTTTTCCCAATTACCACCTTTGCCGCCGTAGAACTTGTAGACATCCTGACCCACGCGAACTTCGTCGCTCATATGTCCACCATAGTTGTACAAAAGGTCTTCATCTCCCACAGTAGGAAGTGACCTTACATATTCTGGTGTCATTTTGTTTGGACCCTTCATAACTTAAATCTCTTTAGTCAAAATGTGATAACTGTTCTTCCAGTCCTTTAAAACTCTTAACCAGCCTTTTCTGCCCCACAGTTCGATATGCTTGCAATCGCGTTTTCTTGCCCATTCCTCAAGCATCGGAAAATACTGCATCCAGACACTCATACCTTCCCCGGCGATTGCCAAGATACGGCAGACATTTTTTCGTGGGTAAGGGATAATCTGAGTAATCATTGCAGCAATTACTTTTTTATCCATAATGGCGATCCAAAGATTCATCTCGCCAGTTTTCAACATTGGTAAGACATCTTCCGTTTCCATCTCGCCCTCGGAATGAGGCACGACTTTCTTTAAAAGCGGTTCAACGTAATTCCAGAATAAATCGACCTCTTCGGGTCGCAAAATAACTACTCTACAATTTTGTCCAGTTCGTTCCGTCAAAGAAATAAATTCCCGCGCCAGAACCGGGGTTCCATTTTGTGCCGTCTGCATAACGAATATCGCCGTCGCGTGGCTTGGTCGGTCGCACCACTTCACTGCCTGGAGCAACGTAAGTTTTTTCTAACCGCATAACATCGATGTTGAAGAGAATATCTGAGAGTCGGTTTAACTCGTTCAAAAGATAATCTGTTAATTGCTCTAGTTCGGCGGGTGCTGGATTAGGACTCCATCTCGTTACAGATTTAACGTCCTTCTTGCCATAACTCACTGCATCCGGCTCCCGCGTCTACCTCTTTCCTGAACGTCGAAAGCGACAGAGTGCAGCTTCCAATCAACGTCCGTATTAGATTCGACCTTTACGCCGAAAAATTTACCACTAACGCGACACGAGACTTTTGATTGGGTATTCGGGTTAAACGCCACTGGTCCTTGCCAAGTCACGCCCTCTTCCGTAGACATCTGCCTTCCGATATAAACATTAACTGAGTTATTGCCAGACACTTCAAGCTCCGGCCATACCGCTGTCACCATCTTTACCGAAGAAGAATCTCCAAGATCGTATCCGGTGCGCTCGATATAAGCGATCATCGTAGCAGTATCTTTTTTATTGCCTTTGTTATCCCGGAAAAGTTTTGTATTGGTCACATCGGCAAAGACAATATTTTTAATCACGTTATCGTAGTTCGTTGCGCCCCAAGGATCAGAATCCGCGTCCCATGTCAGTGTTGCCGCATTCCAAGTTGCGCCAGCCGTAATCTCTACGATCCCTGAGTTAATGTGGGAAGTGTCGGGCAGATCACGAAAAGAAAACGTGTTAGTTTTCCAATTCCAAATTAGAGCTTTGTCTGGCACTGTGGACGAACCAGACGGATAGCAAGCCAACATTTCATTTCGGACGTAATCAGCCGCAACGAAACATTTCTGATAGTTGTCACCGTTCAGTTCGTCGAAGACAGTTCGCCGTAGCTTATCGGACAACAACGGCGTGACGTTCTGACCGTTACAGACATAAAAGTCACTGTTCCCCATAAAGAAGTGACCACCCTCAAATTCTGCCAAAGCACCCTTGCTTAAAAGACCAATCGTGGGCGAAAGCAATTTAAACGAGAAAATGTAAGGTGTCCCGATATAGTTCATCACATAAATCGAGTCATCCTTGTAAATCAGAAACGAATCACCCAATGGCAAACCGTCAATGATGTCTCCTGGGGTATCGGACAACTCGTAAGCACCCGCGTCAAGCGTGTTGTCAGTTTCCGACCATGTAGACGGTGGTGATCCAAAAGACGCTTCCGTAGACCATTTGACGAGGCGCGGCTCTTCATTGGTGCGCGACCAATTCAGTCCAACAAGAAATGTCCTAAATGATCGAATAACTTTGCATTTATTTCCGATAGGCCAATTACGCAGCTCCATAAATGCACTAGACAACGACGGCACACCGCCAGAAAGAGGCCACATTTGTGGCGCGTCGTAACCATTCGTAGCAACGATCAGCCCATTCAAGTTAGTGTGCGACCAACTACGATCAGTTGTATTACTTCCATAATCGCTATCAGAGGTTGTTGTGCTTCCAGATGGCGTAACAACAGCATCATCAGGATGAGCGTAAGAGGTAGTGCCAGAAAGCGTAATAACGCCTGTACTCGTATTACGAGCTGAGTACGTTAAGGTCTCAAACTGGTTTGCAGATCCGGTTTCTTGATTGCCGATCTCAAGAGTGCCGCTGGTCGGGAGCGCAGTCAGCGCAGCTCCTGCGTCCACCGTAATGGATGCGGCACTTGCAGATACAGCGCCATTTAACTGCAACGTCGTTTGGCGGGTTACATCTGTCCAAGTCGAGCCATTCCAGACTGCAATATCTGCGGCTCCATACGCCAACCAATAATAGGTTCCTGACGATGTTAAATAAGGATGAATGTAATACGGAGCAAAAGGACAGGTCTGCATCACCTCTTGATACCCGGCGATTTTCTTTACGCCGTTATCCAAGAGCCTTACATTGTTTCCATCAGACCATGCGTTAGGGGGAAGGTTGTAAGGGGGTGTGTCTTTTATAATTCCTATCTGTCCGACATTTTCGATGGGAACGAGTGCCATTATTGAGGGGGCGTCGGCCATGTAATGTTAAATGGATCAGACTGAGTTGTAATATCTCTTAACTCTTGCCTGTAAACTTTCCATTGATCTCTTAGACCTTCTTCCATAGGAACATCAGGAAGCACAGTCCAATCACAATCTTCTAGTTTATATTTTTGTTCGACTCTAACACTTACCCACTGAGTATCTGGAACATATCCTAAAACCCTGTTATAAGAAGGTTTGTCAGGTGGGTTGTTATAGATAACGTGCTTATCGTAGTTATCCTCAGAAAATTCAAATTCATTGGCATCTATCATAAAGCCATTATTAGGTGTTAATTGAATAAGACAATCACTAACAAATCTTGCTGAGAAAATCATAGCCATTCCTCTACAATAAATTCATACTTACCATACCCTGCCCCACCGTCAAGAGGGTATTGGTTTTGCCCGTATATTGCTATTGTTCTTGCTCCTGCGGCAAGCCCTGTAATTTCCCAAGTATGGCTACCCATTCCACGCATAGCACTTGTTCCACCTGCATGACCACCTGCGGCTAAATCATCATCAAAGTATTGCATAAGGATTGCTCCAGAAGGAGTTACGCCTGTTGCGGCGGCATCAACATACAAAGATACCAAGTTCCCTTCGCTTGGGCTAGGCGTTCCAAAACTGGAGAAAACCTCACAATCACACCTCCAAGTTACAGCAAGTTTAGATGAGGCGTTCTGCTTTGTATAAGATATAGACATATCGGTCAAGGTAGGTGTAGACGCTCTAACATTTGATGTGCTAGTGCCTGTATAAAACTGCCTGTTTAAAAGCGTACTACTGTTTGCTACAGCAGACACAACTTCCCAATCAGAGTTAGCAGTATTCCTAACCTTAACTAAATTAGTAGATGTATCAAACCAGAGTTGTCCTGCTGACGTAGGTGTCGGCGCTGTTCCTCCTGTATGAATGCCATTAATAGCCTCATCAGCATTAGGCAACGTATTCTTTAATACAGACTTGATTAAACGTAGGTGATCGTCACCCTGGCTAATAGAATCTGATCCACTTGGGTTGGTGTTTACCAGACCACTAATGAATGTTGCGCTTTCAAGTGCCATTATATGTACCTAACGTGATATGGATCTGCAACTGCATCTGGAGCCGAAGGCCAGCCCCAATAGGTCTTATCTACAGTGCGTGTGACTGTCTCAGTATCCGGCCCAATCGTTTCAACACCTGCATCGTCATAGGTTGAGACTTTGCGTTCTTCCTGTACCTCATGGTTCTGAAAATTCTTTACCGCTTGGACACTGGCGAAACTGTCAATTGAAGACTCAAGAGCATTGCCGTGAGCGCGTACCTCATTACGGTAGGTCTTCCACTCATCACTCATCGCTGTACCACCATCTGCCTCGCGAATCACTCGCCAGTCTGACGAGGATAAGAGTGAGCCAACGTGTGCGTTTATCTTCCCAATCACCTGAGACTTGAGAGATTCCACATCCTTCTCTGTGCTGGCGTAGGAGATAACATATTCGCCATCAGTAAGAGTGTAGGACTCTGCGCCAGTATTCCAGTAGCGGCTATCAGGAACATCTACACGGGCCGGATAGATGCCAATGTCAGCTAGTTCCTCTGATGACCAAGCCCTGAAGATGGCAGATGGATGTTGTACGCCATCAACGGTTAAAGCGCGAGGCGTCTTGATTGTTCCTATTGTTTCGCTATACCACATAATTACCTCGCGTTAGATGTCTTTAATGGTGATTCGGCAAAGGCCAAGTAGATGTAAGTGTTTCCACTGGCGTTATAGTCGCTACTAGTTCCTCTCAATTTAAAACCGTTAGAAACAAGGTCAATACCTGTGCCTTTTGAGGCGGTTCCGTTTCCTTCAGCGGCTGCTGAATCGGGCCATAAATACTTGTTTGATCCGTTGTCCGTAGAGGTGTCAAAACTGTTGTAACCAATTCGTTTATTATCTACAATGTATGAGTTACTACCGGCAGAAGAAGATCGTTTTATAAAAATAAAAGCAGGACGAAAACCTGTATACACAAAACTTCCATCTGCTGAACTATTCCCGGTGTAACTACCTACCTTGCTGTAGCCGTCTACAGAATGGAAGCAAAACATAATCATTGTTCCAGAGCCGTTTCCTTTGCTATCAGAACCTAAAGTTACTACTGTTGAGGATGGTGATGTATCGTTCCAATAAGTTGTATTAGTTCCTGCCGCAGAAGTTTCATTCAAAAATAATGCCTTCGTATTTCCCAAAGGTTCAGAAAACACTAACCAAGAGTCTGCATTTGTCCTCTCTTTTGCAATAACCAAATCTGGTGCTTGAGATAACCCATGACCAACAGTTGCTCCTGCTGTTGAATTACCTGTATAACTAACAACACTAAAACCTGCTGTAGGATTAGCACTTACTGAACTGGTGATAGAGCCGTCACTGTTAGAAGATGCTGTGCCTCCTGCTTTCCAATTCCATGCAAGATATTTTGTTCCTGTACCGTAGTTATAAGCGTAGTTATTTCCTGCGGTAAGTCCAACAGTAAACCCATCAGAATCAAAACTTGTTACATTTCCGTATCCGCTTGTGTCATACGCTCCTGCTATAAAATTAGTATTGGTATAAAGAGCCTTTCCTAATCCTGTTCCCATTACAGAGTTAAATAATGAATGATCCCATGCCGCTGTTCTTCCTTTTGCCC